TTTTTTGCCATGAGAGCATCAATTTTTTTTAATTGTTCTACAAATGAAAAAACTAGTGAATCTTCTTTTACTCTAGATTTGTCAATTTCAACTTGCAAATTTTTGAAAACTATTTTGCTTTTATCACCAAACTCATCGAAATTATCTCCCATTTCTTTAACTGGGTTTCTAAGGTTTTCTGCTTCTGCTCTTAATGCTCTAACTGATTCCGCAACTTCATCTATTGATTCTTGACTTCGGAAAAGAGTAATCTTGTTTAGTTGCTCTTGCATACTAGCCGTTGCGTCCATCACTTCAGCCATAATTTTATTTATGCTGTTCATAACACCTGCAATTACACCGACTAAAAGTTTTCCTTTAACACCAAGCATCAAGAAACCTATAACACCAATAGTATCGAATGGTGCAGGTAATGCCCTCGCAAAGTTTACTAAACCTGCAACAGAATCGCCTATAAATTTGAATACTGGTTTAAATGTGTCTATTATTTCTGTTGCGAATAAAAGCGTTCTGACTGTTGTTGCTACAATGGCTTGTCCTATCGCTTCGGCTGACTTTTCTATTGCACCGAAATTTTTACTTAATTCATTGTTCAATACTTGTGCTGACGCTTTTAGAAACTCAAATGGTCCAGCGTCCATGACCGCCATTTTAAATAAATTGAACTTATCGCCTATCATGGAAAGAGTACCATCAAATGTTTGTGCCATTGTTTCACTAGCACCCACTACTGATAGCGTACCTTCATCAAAGGCTTTCATTATGTGTTTTCTTGATTCTTCTGCACTTATTGCTACACCTGCCTCAAATCCTAGTAATGCTCTAACACCTCTTTCCCTAAATAAATCGGCTGAGTTTATACCACCAGAGAATGTTCTTTGTATTTGTTCGGCTGTTGTTTGAAAGTCTAATCCAGAGGCACTTGCGATATCTCCTGTTATTTTAAGTAATCTATTCAGTTCTTCAGCGTCTTGCGAAACAACAGCAAGATTTGCCGACCCTCTTTGTATTTCTTCTAAACTAAAAGGAACTTCACTTGCAAACTTAATCAAACCCTTAAAAGCTTTTTCACCTTCTCTTACATCAGAAAATAAAAATTTGAATCTTGTTTGTAATCTTTCAACTTCTCGTCCAGTATCTATAAAACTTTTAGCGACTAATGCACCGCCTATTCCAACAAGGGCATTTTGTAGATTGAAAACTGATTGCCTAAGATTGTTTAGACCAACTGTGGCTGACCGCATAGCCTGTCTGGTTTTATCCTTTGCTATGATGTCTATATTTACTTGTTTTGTTGCCACTTATCTACTTGCCTTTGCTAGTCGTTCTTGTCGTTCTCGTTCTTCTTGTTGGATTTGAAAGTAAGCAATCCACATATTAAATTCTTCAACTGACATTTGCAAGATTTCGGAAACTGTTTTGTGCAACCTTTCGGCTAAACCATAGATATTGTGTAACTCTGTATCACTCTTTAGTTTTTTTTATAATCCTCAATATCTTCATTACCAGTACCCATTATCTTTGTGGCAACGTCTGCAATTACATTTGTATCAGCTTTTGTTTTGAAGGCTAGAATGTGCTGTGCATTGAACATCTTTTCGCCATCTTTTGTTAAGGCTTTTTCAATGATAACGTCAATGAGTACAAGCAAATCAGTATTCGTAGCACCTTTAAAAATCTTTTGTTTCTCAAGCATATTAAAAGGCTTGGTATGAATAGCTTTATCGCCTGTCAAACCCCATTCTGGAACTTCAATAATCTGTGTGTCTAGCTGACTAAAATGGTCACGAATACCATCAAAGTAGTCAATCTTTTCATCTGCCATTTTAGACTGTTCCGATGGTCAACCCACCATTACCTTG